GGACCATCTCCAAAGCATCCTTACTGAACTGCCACCTGAGCTGGGAAAGGCTGAAGAGACGGTACGTCAGAAGACGGGCGTGCAGACAGGCGGTCTCGTGGGCTGGGACATCCTGCCGGAGGGCCTTATCCAGGGAGGGGGTCACAGTATGGACCGGGCCTTCGAGGTGTTACGGACGGCCCTGGACTGGCAGACCTACGAGCCAGAGATGGCACGACTTCCCCTCGATAGAAATCCGGGCGCGCCAACCTACCAGAAGGGACTAGTCGACTCACTCCTACACAGGTTGATAACCATTGGCTCCTCAGGCTCATGGACCACAGCCAAGCAACTGTATGGTGAGACGGCGGCCACACTGGGCGTGGACCCAGCACCCCACGCTATTATATTTACCCGCACGGGCGCGGCGAACAAGAAGCTACCTGTCTACACTCTGGGCCCTGGATCCATTACCAGGGAAGGATATCTTACGGGATACGCCCCAGCACATCGTCACGTTTTCGGGGTATCCCGGTGGGTCAATGAACATCTGGTGGGCGTAGCCACTGGAGTTAAGAACGTGCTAATGACCAGCGGCATCTTCAATCACTCAATCCCACAGGATGAGAAGAGAGCCGGGATCCGAATCCGGGACTGGTTCGCCATCAGACTGGGAAGAGCGATGACGAAGGCCAGAGAGTTCGATATCCACTCACGCATACTGCAGGACGACATTAGCTCGTTCGACAGAAACGTAAGGCCTTGCCACCACGATAGTCTAGAGGAACTCTACTCAGCAATATGGGGACAGGAAAAGGCAGCGGCGTGGCGGGACGCCCAGACCATGTCCATTCTAGGACCAGGATGGGGCATAGCCACGGACGACGGTTTTATGTACGAACGCCCAAACGGCGGAACTACTACGTCCGGGCTGATAACCACATCCATAGACGGATGCCTCCTTAACTTCGCCAGGGTACTAACAGCTATGGCTGCCGCACTGGGGAAGCCCGTGGCGGACGTGGAGAGGATGAGACAGAGAGGCGAGTGGAGCGTGTTCATCTGGGGAGACGATACTCTCCTGGTGGTCCCAAGCGGTTTCGATGAGCTGGCCTACTCTCAAGCTTCCCTTGGGGCCGGCTTCCCATGCAAGCTTGACTCCCCCCCCGTATTCCTGATGA